ATAGATAACTAATTAAGTTTAGTTAAAATTTCTTAATCTGTAATTTCATCCTGTTGTTATTTAGATTATGTAGGTAAAACTCCTATGAGTATTTTACCGTTCTTCTAAACTTAAAATGGTATGCTAGTAGATTATTTAGTTTTAGCATTTTAATTAGTGTATTTAGCTTTCTGTTATTCTGTTTTTACTTATTTAGGGTATAACTTATCTGCTCTAAAGTATGAGAAAGTTTTAGCTAAATGAGCAATTATCTAGTCATTAGTAGCTTTAGGATGTAATTTCTTATAATCAGCTCGCTCTCTTAGAATAATTTATCCTTTAGTTAATCTCTTCTTAGGAGGCATTCCAATTATAAATGGTTATGATCTTAGGTTAGGGATTTTGTCTTACTCTACACGCCCACCACGTATAGAGGTTAAATTAGTTTTAACGGTCTAGTCAACTTATAACGATGAAGCTTGGCTGACTTGGGCTTTTCCGAAATGATTAGAGGTTTTAGGTGCTTTGGAGTACAAAAGTATAGGGTGCAAACCTAAACTTAGGGATTTTAAGTAAATTATTTAACTGAAAGATTAATTGAACCTACTTAAATTCGTATCTCCGGACTGATTTAAATTTGAAGGTTTATGAACTAATTGTTACAAATGCATAAAATAGCCGGATTATTTAGCATGATGTAATAATTCAAATTTAACATTATCTAATTCAGTGTATTTCAAGTGATCTAACAACCCTATACGTTGATACCAATCATATCCCAAAACTTATAAATCATTCTATGTTAGTTATTATGGTTTAGGATAATATTTAATTAATTCTTTTATATATGTTAATGGTAACATTGTTGCTAAATTATTTGCTGTTGATTAAACTATTATTTAATCAGACATTGGTGATCTACTAGCTTGTTATATCTCTGTAACTCTCAAATATTCTCTGTACTATTAAACACTAAATCCATCAAAACTAAAATCTTTAGATAAAAATTTGAAAGCTGTTAATTCATGAATTGTTATCTCTTTAACCTATTATCCTAAATTATAAACTCCTTCATCTAACTCACTATAAAATTATCTGAGTCTATCTACTATCATTTATGCTTATTCACGCTCGCATATAATCCATGTATCGTCCCCTGCTGAAACAATGGATGCATTATGATCTAAAGTTGATAAAGCAAATTTTATCATTAAATAATTTCTTAATGTATTAAATGTAGATGTGAACGAATTACCGGAATATACTGTTCCTCGTACTCTAAATCTTAGTAATCTATATTTAGCTAGTTATAATTTGCACTTGATAATACCAGAAGTTAAATCTTCTCTTAGCCTTTATCTGATATTTTCTGGCAATAATAATTTATCTATTATTTTCGATTGTGTTAATAATTCATGGTCTACGGTTCTAAGTAGGGAAAAATGTTAACATCTATCAAAATTTGAAGTATCTAAGCTTATGATTACGGGATCTTTATATTTAACTATGTGTTATTTTAATTTATCATTAAGTTCTTGCGGAGTTAATGCTATTCCTGACCAATCTTATTATTTAATGTATTTATTAATATAATAATTAATAGTTCCTCCTCCTACTAATATGTGATCTGGTGGTGAATAAATACATCTTGGTGGTTTTTGATGAATTTGATCAGATGGTATTATTTTATACTCATTAGTTTTAGGAAAACAATCCCATAATTATTTAGTTTTAGTTCTCATTAAATTGTATTGTCTATCTTTATAAGCTTTATATTTTTAAACGTCTTTTGTCTTTACATAATTT